GTAGCCCCGCAGGAGCCCCACGCGGCCGGGAATCCCATAAGCCAGCGGGAATGCTCCGGGTTCAAAGCGCCTGGCTTTTCCGTCTCGGCAATGGGCGATTTCGTAATCACTCCATGCGCTTGAATTCTGAGGTTCCGCTGATCCCTGTTTTCCTCCGCTGGCGATACTGTCGCATGTCTGGAGTCCTGAACCGTTGGCGTTCCCCATCCGCACAAGAACGCCTGCCTTGGCAGATCCCTTGGGTTGCTTCCGTCCCCGTGAGAGTTCCGATGATCCCTTACCACTGGCGTATGCCATCCCGCCAGTTGCGCCGTTCGTGGCAGAGATTGGAATTGCCCGCTGGCGCGGGTCACGTTGTTCGCATCGTCCACTGTTGGAGTCGGCCACCCAGAAGAGGCGTTGTCGGATGTGCGGTGCGCCGACGCTGTGTGCGCCCAATACAGCCGCCCCGACCGCGTAACCTTCCTCTTCCAAGTCTGCTGATACTCCATCGAGCCAATCGAATCCAATTGCCTGCGCAACCTGCTCCCCAAATACTCGCTCAGGACGCTGGAAGGCGATAAGCCGACGAAGGACTGGCCAGAGGTGGCGATCATCGCCGCCGCCTTTTCCTTGGCCTGCGACACTGAAAGGTTGGCAGGGGCAAGAACCTGTCCAAACAGGTCGAGATGCTGGCCATCCGGCGAGTTCAAGTGCGAGTGACCATCCGCCGATTCCGGCGAAGAAGTGGCATTGGGTGTATTCTGATAGTTCATCGGGTGAGACATCGGTGATTGATCTTTCGTCCACGATTCCATCGGGGATATGTCCTCCGGCGATGAGTTCGCGGAGCCAGTCAGCGGCTTTGGGATCGTGTTCATTGTAGTAGTTCATCGTCACAAAAGAGAAATCGAACAAGGCGGTGGATGGAACGGCGATCAGCTCGGTGGCGAGTTTGGGCATCCATCGCGCCGTCCATCACCTTGATCGTTCGCTGCATTGATTCGGCGTGATAGGTGGCCACGGCACCACCGGCAAAGGTGAATGTGACAGTCCTTTCCTTCGTAGATGATTCCTGATTCCATGGTGACACACGGACGCCGATTCTGGCACCCATCGCACCGAGTCAGCGAAGGCCGAGAACCTGGCAGCATAGGCGACCCGGCCAGGTCTCTCGTTTGTTGTGCATTTTCAGGCATCTTGTGTATCTCTAGGGTATTTGACGTGCATGGGTGTATCGTTGGCCGGATCGCCTAGCCTTTATCGTTCGAAATCGGCAAAAACTCCGCGAGCTTGGCATGCGCAGCTTCGAGTTCGTCCGCAAGAGCGGAAAGTGTTCCCATCCTTACCGCTGGCCAACCGTCCGGAACGTGGTCGATTTCCATCGTTCGGACATCGGCCACCAACTGCTTCCATCGCGGCAATGGTTCCGGCTTCGGTGCGCGTTGGCGCTTCGGCTTCGTCTTTTCGGCCGGGGCGTCTCGCTTCTCTCGCGGCCTCATGGGCGGCTTTTCCTTACCGGCGGTAATTTCCTGCTCATCGAGCCAGACGATTCCCCAATCCTCGCGTGACGGCTTCACCTTGGTCATTCGGGTTTTCTGGTCCGTGGTGATGATCGTTCCGGATGCGCGGAGCTTCCGGCCGCGGCGGAGGTAGCTGATCGTTTCCATGGCGGGGGTCATTCGTTGTCCTCGGTCGTAACGGGTTTGCCCTCTTGGAATCGCTGGAAATCGCCATTGAGGAACAGCGGCAGCAGGTCGTTCCTTCTGCCATTCCGGAGCTTCACCACCTTGATTCCATCCTCGACGATGTAAAGGAGGTTGTCGGCATCCTGTTCGATGGCCCGCGACTCCCTCGACTGGCCGTTCTCGTTCAACTGAGTCGCGGAAATGACCGGGCAATTCAGTTCCTTCGCCAGTTGCTTGAGGCTGCCCGACACCCTGGCAACCTCCTCTTCGCGTGACTCTCCGCGCTGGCGGTTTCCCCTGACGAGTTGCAGGTAATCGACCACGACAAGGGCAAGGCTTCCGTTCGCGTCCCTGAGCCGGATCGCTTCGGAAAGGATCGTGTCGGTGTTTTGGTTGGCCGTGTCGTCGATCCAGAAAGGCGCTTCGGCCAGTTCGGCAACGGATCGCTGAATGCCGACCAGATCGCCCTTCGTAGCCTTCTTCGGCTGCGTGATCGTGCCGTAATTGACCCGTCCGAGAGTGGACACCATGCGGCCGATGATTTCGTGCCGCATCATCTCAAGCGAGAAGATCGCGACCGGCTCGCCGCGGGTGATGAACTCACACGCGAGTTGAATCATCAGCACCGACTTGCCGCGCGATGGCTTGCCGCCGATCACCCAAAACTCTCCCGGCTTCATGCCTCCGGAAACCGCGTCAATCGCCAGCAGTCCGGTCGAGCGTCCGGGGATTTCGCCGGCTGCGTTGGCGGCCGTCAGTCGTTCGACAAACTCGCGGGTTGATTCCTTGGCCTCGACTGCCCGCTTCGGGCCTCTCACGGCGGCCCTGAGCGCTTTCAGCGTGGCTTCGGCTTCGGTGATGGCCTCCTCACTGTCGTTCGTCTCCGAGAGCCTTTGTGCCGACCGTAGGGCAAGACGCCTGGCCTTCATCTCTCGCAAGGTCTGGACCCATTGCGTCCACCCGGCTGCGGTCGGGGCGAATCCGAAAATCGAATAAACCTCCGATGGTCCTCCGGCCCGCTGGAGGATGTCCTTTTCGTTGAGCCGTTGAACGATCGTGACGAGATCAATCTGGCCGTTTTCGTCGCGCTTCATTTGCCCGATTTCCTCGAACACGATCCGGGTTTGCGGGTAGTGGAATGCGTCCAAGTCGATCCCTTCGGCCTTGGCTTGGCGGTAAAGCCGTTCGTCTTGGAGGCAGCAGGAGACCACGGATTTCTCCGCGAGGATGGCGCTTGGAAACGGTTGTGCTTCGTTCATGGGTCAAAGTTCAATATCCGCTCCCCGAAGGGCGGTCTTCTTGGGATTGGGAGCGTTCCCGTTGTGGCCTCTTGCCGCGTAGGTCTTCAGGTCGGCTTGCCAGTTTGTTCCTACGGGGGCAATTCCGCCGCCAGCCATTCCCTTCATCCATTCGGAAGCCTCTCGGCAGTTCCACCATTCATCGGCTTTCTGCTGAGTGATTCCGAGATTCTGAGCGGCTGATCTTGCTTGGGAAAGGGTTGGTCTCCCAACTCTTCCCCATGCGCCTTTCTCTCTCTCATATGGTTTACCTTCTTTTCCTTCTTCTTCTTTGTCTGGCCTCTGTCTGGCCTCTGTCTGGCCTCTGTCTGTTTCGGTGTCTGGACCTGCGTCTAGTGACCTCGCGTAATCCTTGTAACGAGTAAGGGAAATGACGCTTTCCCCCTGTCTGGAACTACGTCTTATCATGCGGTCAGACTCCAACAAGGCGAGGAACTGCCCCACCTTGTCCTTGTTCCACATCCAGCGTTCAGCCAGGTATCGCAACGAAGCGATGATTTCGCCCTCCTCAATCGGCAAGAGCTTGTCTCGAACGATCCTCTTTGTGGGCTTGAATGCCGCAATCTGCAAGAGGTCGAGCCATGCCTCGGCTTTGGAGAACGAACGCCTTTCCGACCATAACCAGTGGTCGAAGAAGCGGCGCTGAAGCTTGAAGTGTCCGTTGGTCATCCGGGGTTTTCTGAAGCAACAAAAATCCCCCGACTCTCTCCACCCGTTGGAACCCCGGCACGATCAGCGGGCGGATGAAGAGAGTCGAAGGATGTTTGATCGTCGTGCATGTCGTGGTGTCTGCGGGTTCCAAACCGTTGCTCAGACGGCGGCGGTTCTATCCATTTCCGGGGCGCACGTCAAATCCCTGTTGTGGTTTTCCGCCACCGCCTCAAGCGCCTTCGCAAGTTGCTCTTTCAATCGTTGATTCATACGCCGGAGATCGGCGTTTTCCTGCTGGAGTTTTTCGAGATTGGTCATGGAAAAAGTGTCGGTTGTGCGGTTGAAAGCTGGATCTTCCGGGCTTCTGGCCAGAGGAAGGAAAGGAGGTCAGGAAGAGGCTTCCGGCAGCCCTTCGGCACGATCCACGGGACCGCTTGGCCGATGGTCAGCGCCTCCTCGCGCGAGAGGGTTCGGCGCTCGCCGGTCTCGTAGAGCATCCAGAACGGATGCCGCGCGTTGACCGGGACGGCCACGGTCATGCCTGGGTCTCGCTTGGTCACAAGCTGGCGCTCGGCAAAGTGGATCAGCAGGAAGCACAGAGAACCGAATTCCGCCCGCTTCGCCATGTGCGAATACTGGCGGTCTTTGAAATTCTTGTCCCTCAGTTCAAGGCCGGGGGTTTTACACGCCTTGGCCTCGATGATGATTTGCCGCCCGCCTGCCAGCACCCCCTCAAAGTCCGGGAGCGAGGGAACGAGAATGGTCTTATCCCCGAAGGTGACACCCTGCACGCCGTAGCGTGAGAGGGTCAGCCCTCCGCTGGCTTCCTCGCGCCTTGCGGCTTCGAGAATCAGCGTTTCGAACTCCTTTCCTTTGAGTGATGGTGGAACCATGGCGGGCGGCAAAAGTTGGTTCGTGTCTATCGTTCGAGCGTGATCGACCCGCCTTTGATGTCGGCAAGGTTCACGGTGATTTTCTGGCCGTGGATGGATCGGATCAGCAGTTGCAGCTTCTCGCGGTTGGGGGAGAAGATGACACCAAGGGTCTGATGCGATCCATCGGCCTGTTGTTCGGCGATGATGATGCCGACGCCCTTGAGCGGCTTCGGATCGTCTCTCGCCGGTTCTGGTGAGTTCGAGACCATGGGTTCAACTGACCGGGGTGTTGTCGATGTCCTCAACCGTTGGCGCGGCCCCCATCTCATCGAGGCGAGCATAGGCGGCATTCCGCTTGGCCTGCCACGCCTCGTATTGATCGAGAACCTTTTGAGCGTCCTCGTGGGAGTAGCCGAATGGATCTTCTTTGTTCTCCGGCTTGGCGAGGATGGCGCGAGCATCGCGAATCTGATAGTCCTCGACCGGGCAGGCCGGATTCAAGTCCTCGATCAGCGATTGAATCTCCCGGAGCATCGTTCCCGGATTTTCACCGGGTTCCACGTTCACGGAAATCTTGGTGTGTTCGTAGCGGTCAAGGTTGAACAGCCTCGCCACACCGATGTTTAGGATCTTGGGCATTGCGTTGGATGGTTTAACCTTCGGCAGCGAATAGATCCTTGCCCTGATCGGCGGTTGCCTGCAAAGCGGCCTTCGCCTGGTCAAAGTTCAGAAGCTGTTGGGACCGTTCTCCGGCCATGTATTTTTCAGCCTCGTGGATTGCTTTGAGGATAGCCTTGCAAAGCTTGCCCTCGATTTCCACGGCTCCGCTTTCGCCTTCGGATGACTTCTCGATTTGAACCACGGGAGTGGAAACCGAGTGAAGAAAGTCCTGACGAACGTCGAGTTGCTTGGTACAACCGATGATCACCGACCGGGTTCCGGCTTTCGTCCGTTTGATCGCGAGCTTGCGGACTGAAAGGCCGGTGGTCCAATCGGGGCCGATCTCCATGATTTCGCAGAAGACGGCCGGGAGCGCGGCAAATGCCTTGGTGAACGACGCCAGCGGTTCTTCATGGGCGGTGATAGTGGATTCAATGAGGTCAGCGGAATCGCTGCCAGAGTTTTCAACAACCGAAAGGATGATGGCTTTCGGAGTGATGGCGATGCTGTTGAGCACGGGCATGATGTTGGTTTCTTTCTGTGGTTTGGTTTGTGTCTCTATCAAACGAGAACGATCGGCGGGGTGGAGTTGATGAAGCGTCGGGCGTAATGGGCTTCGCGTCGGGTGATCTTGCGTCGGCGTTGTTCCTCCATCTTCGCCTGATGGGCCTTGTGACGGGCTTCGAGTTCGGAAAGCTGCGTTTCGATGGATGAGGGCAGTTGGCTTGTGTCGGTGTTTTTCATAGGTTGGTGGTGGTGGAGAGATTGGCTTGTTTCATGACTCTCAGGTTCGCGAGCATGGTTTCCGCGCGGGAGATCGCGCGGTCGAAGACGGCTTGCTTGTCGGTGTTTGATGCAAGAACGCCGATGGTTCCAATCTGCGGGAAGCCGATCTCGATTCGGTATGTCGGTTCGGTTTTGGAAAACCGTTCCCCTGTTTCCGGGTTGCGCCCGTCAACGTGCATGACGCCGGTTTCAAAGCGGACTTGCATCGGATCTTCGAAGCTCATGCCGCCTCTCCTTTCTCAAAAGCTTCCCGGAACAGCGCCTTGAGCTTCGCGCCGTGGCGTTGGTATTCGGCATGGAGCGTAATCAGACCCGCGCTGATCGAGTCGGTGAATTCGTCCCGCTCAACCCTGACGATCAGCGGAGGAAGGCCGGGGCAGTAGCTCACGAAATCCCAGCGTGACAGGCCGGTCACGGCCATGGAGCCGTGAACCTGGCACTTGTGCTCCTCCGGGAGTCCACCGGCGAGAAGCCATTTCATGTGGGTCTCCGGGATCGGGCATTTAATTTCGACGCCGTGATGAATGGCATCCGTGAACTCCGGGCCAATTGAATCGAGTGAAATCAACCCATCCGGCGAGCATCCGAATCGTTCTTTGTCATCGGTGATGAAGCCGACTTCGGAAACGTGATGACCGGTGCGCTCCTCATACATCGCCCGCGCCTCCGGTTCCAGAGCGTTGCCGCGCTTCACCGGGATGTTGTATTCAAACGCCTTCTCTTCCTTCGCCCGAAGCTCCATCAGGAATTCAAAGCCTGACAGGGATTCGTCGGAATAGATCGGCTCGGCCAGCTTCTTGGTGATGAGGTTCAGCCGGGCCTTCGCGCTGGTGGCATCGTTCTTCGTGAGGAACACCCCCATTTCGGAAGCGGTGATCAGCACGCTCTTGCGGATGGCAAACCACTCTTCCGAGCGTTGCGGCATTGTGTGGATCTTCATGCTTTTTCCTTTCTCCTACGGATTTCCGCCCTGATCGCCTCGCGGCGTGAAATGTCCCATGGGGACGGCTTTTTGATCTTCTCGTAACTCGCCAGCATCTCTTCCAGCGTGTCGAGGCGGTATTGGTTGAGTCCTTGCGCCGGGTTCATGCGCCCTCCTCTACCCATTGAATCCACTTGACCACGTTGGAAGCCATCTCTGAAACGGTTGATTCCAGCCGGGTGAGGCTTTCGAGCGTGTCTCCGGCGACGACGCGGGCACCTTTCAGGTTGTTCTCGTCAACCGCCTCAATCGCCTCGTAAAGCATGGCTGAGACTTCGCCGACGTTCTCGATTAGATCCGGGATTTCACACCGGACATCACGGAGCAGATCGGAGGAAATCAAACCCTGTTCAGCGGCCAGCGCTTTCAGGGCGGATTCGGCGATGGCCGCGGCGACGGGTTCGTTCACCCGGTCATTCTCCGGGTTGGCGATCTTGCGCAGTGCGTCAACGAGAAGGCTCATGGCTTCACCTCCCCCTCTTCATCGCCCCATGGCTGATCCGGCATTTCGTCAAGGTTGTCGTGCATTCCCGGCGCTGGTGCTTCCGGCTCGGGCTTCGGCTCTTCCTTCTTCCCGCGCTTGGCAGGCTGTTTCTCGGGTTCCGGCGGAACGGTGTCCGGGAACTTGTCGAAGGGGTTGGAATCGCCTACGGGCTTGCCTCCCGATTCAGAAGCGATTCCCTCAAACCAGTCGGCCGGCGAACTCATTCCGTCCCTGATCGAGATGGCGATTTTCCGAAGCTGGATCACCTGCGCGGGGGTGATGGCGTCAATCCTCCGCTGAATCCGCTTTTCAATCTGTTCCTTCGTCACGCCGTGGCTCTTGAACGCTTCGAGGATCTTCTTTTGTGCCTCCGGGCCGTTGTCCGCAGAAGCTGAAAGCGTGGCGTCACACTGCCTTACGGCCTCCTCAACGATGTCGCCGGGGATCACGCCCAAGATGCAGGCGCGAAGGCGGCGGCTTCCCTGATTCGCCACAAGCTCGTAAATGTCGCGTGGGTCGGAAAGCGGCGTGTTGCCCTTGCTTTTCGAGTATCGGACATGCGGGACTTGGAAAATCTTCACCTGCCTGGTGTTGGTTTCAACATCCCACGCGAAGGCTTCCACGGTCGATTCGCCGTTGCGCTGTTCAAGCTCGCGAATGCCGAATTGAAGGTTGCCCCACTGCTGCGCGATGGCTTCGGCAAGGCGGATCGAAGGACCGCTGATGTCGGTGCCGCCACGGCCATAGGTGTAAAGCGCCTGTTCGGCGAGGCTTTGGCGGCTGCATGCGTTCAGGATTCTATCGAGTGCGGATTTCTCATCGCGAGGAAACCGCTTGGCGATGACCATCGCGGCTTGAACTTCTTGAATGGCGCGGCTCGATTCGGTCTGAACGAGTGCGCCGGTGGATTGGTTGGTAGTCAGTGCTTGTGTCATTGGTTTGTGTCTATCGGTTGGAGAGTGGTGGGGCGGATGCAGTAGCAGCTTTCTCAGACTGAGGATGGCGTTGCCGGGCATCCCATCCGCCCCGTTGTGTTTCCCGCCTGCCGGTTCATGTTGGCTGTGCCCCCCGACACATCACTTCACGGCAGGCGGGGAAATGGTTCATCGGCGGATTGCCCTCCGCCGTTGGAGTTCGATGGATGCGGCCCGGAGCCTTGACGGCCATTCGCCGCTGTTGGTCAGGTCGCGGATGATGCCTTTCAGGGCATCGTCGCTGTAAGTTCTCACGATGGCGGAATCATTCATGGCTTCCGTTCCTTTCTATCGTCGATGAACTTCACGACATCGGCCATTTGGTAGCGATAAACTCCCGGCGCGATGGTGACTCGCGGAATCGACTTTTCCCATGTCCTGCGGTCCAGTCTCAGGATTCCGGAAACCTCGAACGCTTCCAGCAGTTCCAGTTCCTTGCCGCGAGTCTTGATCAGGTGCCGAACCAGTTCGGACTTCGCGGAATCGAGAAGTGCCTTTTCCTGTTCTTTCGTGAGAGTTATCATTTTGTGTCTGTTGAGGGGTTCCCCGCGCCGTGTTCCATTTTCATCCTGATTGCTGACTGCATCGTTGACGGTTCGTTTTAAGCCGGAACGTCACCCCCGGCCACGGCGCGAGGGAAAGGGTTAATGGTGATAGTTCGCCGGATACTTCGATTCCCAATACTCTTCGCTCTCGGAAACCCGGTAGGCGTCGAGCATGTCAACGAAGAGGGCGATGGAGGCGATGAACATCAGGACCGCCATCGCGTAGAGCGTCAGGGCCATGCCGATCCAATCGGATGCCTGGCACACGTAGCCGAGTGAACCGCCAAGGACGGCGCACATGAGGAACACGAAGGAGAACAGGCCGAAGCCCTTCGCCTTCTCCCTGAATCGGACGGAGCGGGGTTTCATTGAATCGGTCGGTGAGGGGTTAGCGAACGGGGTTGATTCCGGGCTTGGAGATTTCGATTCGCCCGGCGTCGAGATCCTTGAGGCCCTGCTTGATGAGCATCGCGCAAAGGACGCGGATCGGGACATTGTGTGACTTGGCTTTCTCCCGGACCTTCTTCTGAACCGAGGGATCGACTGGTGCTGTAAGTATGATTTGCTTCATGTGTTCGGTCGCGTTGACGGGGTTAGGAGTTGCGCAACCCGCAACCGCTTTCAAGAAAAAAGTTGCGCAACTCGCAAACTTTTTTATTCTACACTCTGCCATGAACATCAACGAAAACGTTAAGGCGCTGATCCTCCAAGGGTTACGCAGGAAGAAGCAAAACAAGGTTTGGCTCGCCGAGCAAATGGGCCTCAGCAAGTCGTGGGCAACCCGCTTGCTCAACGGCCAGTTGAAAACCCTGTCAGACGATCACGCTGAAAAGCTGATGAGGATTCTCGACATCGAGTTTTTCACGCTTCGCCGGGTGGACGATACACAGGTCAGCGCCAAGGGCATGCAGCTTGCGGCCGAATTCGACAGAAGCCCCGCTTTTGCAAGCGTCGCGACGGCTCTTCAAGTCGCGATGAAGGAAACGGTTTACACGCCGAAATTCATTCCCACCGAGCAGATGGCCGCCATCGGCAATGAGATCATCCGCATCGCCTACGCGAACGAGGACAAGCCGGGGAAGGTCGCGCGGCTGGTGCTCGAGCTATTGGCCTGAGAGCCATCGGACCAGCGCCAGAATCGCGACGATGGCGAGACCTAGAAGCAGGTCATACACCGTCCACGTTCTCATTCAAAATCGGGCCAATGTTTATGCCCCGTCTCTTTTTTCCAGTCTGACTCCAACCTGTTGATTCGCCTCTGCATGGCGGACGCCTCTTGCCAGATCACCACCAGCAGCAAAACCCCCGAAGACAACACTCCAACCCGTATTTCCGGCACGAAACACGCGACGATCATGCAGGGCGCAAGCAACACGATGCAGGTTTTGATTCCAGTGCTCATGCCTCCTCCTCCAGATCCCGCAGCATCATTTCGAGATCCCGTCGTGTCAACCCGGCCGATGCCTTAGCCGGGGCCACGATCACCTTCCCGCCTCGAACCGCCCACCGTCCGGGCCGGTCAACCCCCTTGGGCTTCTGAGGCTCTTTCACGGCCTCCTGTTCCGCCACCCACGCCCGCTGTTCATCGTAGCTCCGGAGCTTCCACCCGGTTCCTTCCCGCGCGAACGCCCGCTTGACCTCATCCCCGTCCATTTCCGTGACGAACCGCATGTATTTCGCATGCCGGCCGATTCGCCCAGGCGCGAACATCTCGACCGGGTTTGCCCAAAGTCTCTGTTGGTCGGCCACTGGCAGCGCCCTGAGCCTCACGATCGCCTCTCCCGCCGCCGTGGCCAGTTGCGGGATCATCTTCCCCTCCCCCACCGATCGGACGTATCCGAGCGTCCTGCGCATCGGTGGCGGCGCTTCCGCGATCAGACCGGACCAGATTTCATCCGGAATCCCGGCAAACAGATTCCCGGCCTCCGCCACGTTCGCCGCGGCGGCATCGAGCAACCGCAGTCCCGCCCGGAAGCGTTCCTTCACATCCGCCGGTATCGTCATGTCCGGCCGACCGGCCGCCTGCAAGTAGTCGTGTTTCATTGGGGTTCCTGAAGTTTCCGGACCATCGCCGCCAAGCCCTGATCCCTTTCCGCCTGCCGTCTGCGCCTTGTCGCCTCGACCAGCTTCGCCTTGCCGCCCTGTCCGTGATACCAGCGGGCTTTCCGCTCGGCTTCCTTGATGGGATCGATCCACGCGGCCCCTTCGGCCCGCCGTTTCCGCATCCTTTCAGCGTTCGCCCGGCGTCTTTTTTCTGGATCGGCATACGGCATTCTTGACGCGCCGTGTAGCATGGTGCCGCAAGCATGGCAAGCCATCGAATCAAGTTCCAGTCCGTCGCGTTGGAGGTTCAGCCGTGGAAACACCCCTCCGGCCGGGACTACTGGCGGGCCTACTACCACCACCCGACGACCGGGAAACGACTCTCGATCACCAGAGCGAAGCTTGCGGACGCGAAGCGGGACACGCTGGAAAAGGCCATCGAGCTTGCTCGTGGGACCGTCGATTTCAACAGCCTGCCGCTGGATACCCTGCACCGGATCAAGCGGCTTCTCGACGTCGATCCCGGCCTTGAACTGGCCGACGAATACCTCGTGTGGCGATCAAAGCGGAAACCTCAGAAGCTGCTTGGAGAGGCGCTGGACGAATTCATTGCGGCGAAGGAAGCCAACCGCGGGAGATCGGCGCAAAACGTCAAAACCCTCAAGTCCCGGCTGTCCATCCTCGACCCGCTCCGCGACCGGATCATTTCGGAGGTGAAGGTTTCAGACCTGCTGATACCTGCCAGCCTCGCGCCTCGCACCCGGAAGAACGTCCGGGGATCAATCGTCACCTTCTTTCGCTGGTGCCAGGATCGCGAGTATCTGCCGCACGGTGAGAAGACAGCAGCCGAGCGCATCGAGAAGCCCATCAGCCAAAGGAAGATCCCGGACACCTACACCCCGGAGGAGCTTGCCATTCTGCTTGGCGCGGTTTCGCCAAAGTTCCTGCCGTGGCTGGCCTGCGGAGCGTTCGCCGGGATCAGGACCGATGAAGTCTATCCGATGGCCCAGAGCGACAAGACGCCGCTCGACTGGTCGGATTTCCACTGGTCCCGCTCGATCATCATCATGCGGCCAGAGACCGACAAGAACGGGCATCGGCGGGTGATTCCGATCCTCCCGGCGCTGCGGCACTGGCTCTATCCGGTGAGGAAGAAATCCGGGCCGCTGGTGTCCTGCCTTCCGTCATCAGGGAACGAGCCGGAGACCAAGCGGCTTGGCGGATTGATCGGCGGATGGAAACCCAACGCCCTGCGACACAGCTTCATCTCCTACCGCGCCGCGCTGGTCGGCCTTGGTCAAACAGCCATGGAGGCTGGAAACAGCGAGAGCGAGGCGAAGAAGAGCTACAATGATGCCAAGGGAAAGGATGAGGCGCGGAGATGGTTCGGTGTGCGCAAATGTTCTCAGGATGGGCGCGACGCCATGAAACGCGGTGCTTCCAAACGGGGGTGAATTGGCCGGAAATCAGCACATTGCAACGCCGCGATGCAGGGCGAAACCAAAAGAACGGATTCGAATCCCACCCCCTCCGCCAGATTGGCACTGAAAATCAATGCGTTGAAGTCGGGATTCACCAAGTGTTCTCAACTGTGATCGCCGGCCGCCCCTTGAAACCCCGCCAGCCGAACATGCGGACGGCGGCATACATGGCGATCAGCTTCGGCCGGGAAATGTCGTGGTTCCACATCAGTTCCTTGAACACGAAATCCGCTTCTGCCCGGTCAAACGTGGTGTTGAGCGGCGAATACATGAAGTCGTGAATCACCGTGTCCTCAAGGTATTCGTCGAGAGGATGGCCGATGATGGACCACGCGAACCGGGGAATCGAACCGCCATCGCTCACGAAGCCGGCCGGTGCTGTGACCATGCCGAGCGAGGTCTTGGCGGCAAACGGTCGCGTCAGCACGATGCACCTGCGGCCGTTGCGCATCCCGGCGTTGTCGAAGTGGATCGGATACGGGTAAGGGTTCATTTGCCGAAGGGGTTGCAGGGTTTCCGTTCCCACTCCGCGGTGAGGTGCTGCATCGTGCGGTCAACCGACTCAATCGCCACCGTGGCCTTTCCCTGTGCCTTGATGCTTTCGACCGTGATCGCCATGAGTTTTTCCCCTTGGCTGTCGAGTCGCTTGCCAAGCTCGCGCTGGATCTCCATGGCCTCCTGATGGCGCTTCTCCCGCTCTTCCCGGTCATGGGCCGCCCTCTCGTCATCCCGCTTGATCCTGGCGCTGCTGTGGCGAATCAGGACCAGAAGCATCAGAAGGGAAACCACAAGCCCGCCGAACGGCCCGACGATCCGTTCCCAATCTTTATCTGAGAGCCAGCCGGTGATTGAGGCGGTGAAAACGGATGCCAGTGCGAGGGTGTCAGCAGGGATCGTGTGCAGGCGCATGGGTGTGATTCAAGGGATGATGGGTCCGTCGATCAGGATGAGGGTGAACGTCTTGGCTTCGGTCCTTTTGAGGATGTCGGAAAGGGTGTGGTCGAATGCCGGCCATTGAACCGGCGGAATGGTCAGGCAGCCTTCGGAGCTTGTTCCGTTCACTCCCCCGCGATGCAGGTTGATCCCGAAGCATCCGGTCTCGGTTTCGGCAATGGTGCCGTCCCTGCGGATTCTCTCGACCGTGACGGGATCGGGGCCTTGTCCGAAGGCCATGTAACCGGAGGGCGAGGAAGCGCGATGCTTGAGGCGGCGGAACGTGTAGATCCCCGGCTTGAGCCTCGCCATGTATTTCCCGGCGTTCGGGTTCCAGCCGTAGCGGCTCGGATCGGTGTTCGCGTTCCACGAGGTGAAGCCCAGCGGCGAGACGATGAAAGCGGCGTCATCGTAGATCCCGACATCGTTCCCCGGCTTCCCCATGGTCCGGTCATAATAGGCGCGATCCATCAGCACAAAGATTTCCGGCATCGGCCTTTCACCAAGAGCCTTGGCGGCGGCATTGACGACAATCGAAAGCGAGGCTCGCGGTTTGTTGGGCGGGATCATGGTTCAGAGTCGGACTTTGGAATGCGGTTCCAGAGAGCGAGCACGATCAGCGCGGAGTAGATCACGCACTGGAAGGCGATGGACTGGAGGCGGGTGGTCATGCGGTGATTGATGATAATGATAGTGACGAGTAAGACGCTCCTGCCGTGCGGTCAAACATTCTCACGCGCATTTGAGTGCGGTCGGCTTCTGTGCCGAATGCCAGCGAATACGCGGTCCCGTCCGATTCGACCGCAACACCAGCACCGTTCCAGTCTCCGAATCTGAGGTCCATTGCGGGCATCGGATATTGCCGCCACTTGTCATCTTGCAGTCTCTCGAAGACAATCACGCGGCCCTTGCCATTGCCGTTAGAGTCTCCGACGAGCGGATCAAACTCGCTGCGGTCGGTCCAGAGAGATCCGGCGATGATGAATTTTCCAGACAGCATGACGTTTGCCGGGAACCAAGCTTGATTGTGGAGATTTGGCGGGTTGTAGGTAACCTGATGCGTCCATGTGGTGCCGATGAGTTTGTAGATGTGGATGTAGCCCTTGGTGCTGCCGTAATTCGCTCCGCGCATGCTGCCTCCGACCGCCAACCACTCTCCATCACAGGATGCACCGCGCCCGAATCCCTCATTGTCCTGAGGACTTGGAGATGTGATGGTTTGATGCAGCACCCATGTCCCGGCAGTGAGTTTGAAACAATAAAGCGTGCCTCGATAGGTGGCAGGCGATCCGGAAAACGCGAACGCATAGTCGCCGTCAATTTCGACTTGCAGACCAAGGGTGTTTTGAGCGGTTGGAGACGCCTCCTGCCACTCAAAATCCAAGGTCCACACTCCGTTGACCAGTTTGTAAATGTAGAATTTCCCGCAGTTGGCGGATGGCGTGTCGTGGAATGGTGATCCGACCGCGAGGTAGCTGCCAGAAATGCGAACGGCCAAACCAAACTCCGATGTCGATGCCGCATCGTGGCCGATGAGGCTTTGCTGATGCTCCCATGTGTCGTTCCCCGAGTTGTATTTGAAAAGCTCAACGCCGCCCTCCGCTCCGGATGGAGATGCCCATCCCGTTTGATGGGTGGTGGAAACTGCCAACCAATCACCAGAGCGATCGAGGTCATAGCCAAACCAACCGGGGTTCGCCAATCCGTTTCCTTTTGAGAGTGTTTCGTGGAACGTCCAAACCCCGGCAATCCGCTTGTAAACATGAACGCTGCCGTCGCGTGCAATTGGTGCCTCTTGGTCGCCAATGAACATCCAGTCCCCTTCAACATGGAGTGCGTTTCCCGTCGCTGGGTTGGTGCCGTCCACGCCTGATCCGAGATCAAATGATGATGTCTGTGTGTAGCGGCTCATATTAATCGACGATGTGGAAACATGGGACGGCGGCATGGGCGCGAACCGCCGATGCGGTCGCGCCGTTCGTTAGTATCAACTCCATTGATCCGCTTGCGCATGAAGATGTGGGGCCGGTGGAAAGTGTCGCCGTCGGAGTCTGGTCAGGGGTGACATCCAGCCATGCGGAGATCGTCCCATTAGCTTCCTTTCTCATGATGAGACGGTAGTTGTCATCGTTATTGATCGTTGCGATGCTGGAGGGCGATCTGGTAACTCCGGTGCCGGTTTTGTAGGCTAGGATCTTGAGTTCGGTATTAGTGACTTCAAAACCGAATCCTTCAGCGGTGGGATCGGTGGTCGCGCCTGTATATTGGCCAATCCATCCGCGCAATACGCTGGTTGCGTTGGATGTGAAAATGTTGAACCTCCATGACATCCACACTTCGCCCGTGAAATCTATGTCGCCGCGTGCGGAACTGCTGCCGAACCTCAGCATAGGGAAACACTCAGAGCTTGGAGCGGTGTGACAAATTACAGTGCTGGAGGCTGTGCCAGCGGTAAGCATTTTCAGTTGCGCGGCATAGCTGGTGGCGGCGACGGTGCCTGTATTTAGCGTCCAGTTGGAGAAATCTGGATACCATGTTTTCTGCAAGAGGATGGACGGAACCGGAGACCCTTTGACCGTGAACGCATCGGCGGTGATGGTGTCCGCTGTCATCGCCCCGCCTTGTTCGGCAACATTTAGCGCAGCACGACTCGCCGCCGGGTCTTCCGCAATGGCGGCGTTGACGGCGGTGTTATCAATGAGCGCAGCCGCTTCCGCATTGCTTGGAACATCCAGCGCCGTGCGCCCGGTGGCGGGATCGACGTTCGACAGGTCTTTCAGTGCCGATGTCCGCTCTTGGGCGGAAACCGAAACGGCGAGGGCGATCAGTAGCGTGGCGATGATGTGCTTCATGTTAGGAGTCGGCAGGGGTGTAGGTTTGGGAGGAAAGGGCACCGCCATCGAAGATGATGCGGCGGTAGAGCAGGGGATTCTCATTGTCGGAAACCACTCCGTAGGGGCCGACCAGCGTCCACTCGGTGAGGTCTTCGGAGTTGAGAGCCTGATAGACCACGGGATTGACTGTTCCGACGACGCACTTCTGGCCGTGGTGGGTGGCTGTTACTGCCGATTGGGTCAATGTCGGCTGTCCCGAACCGGTGTCGATTGTCCATCCGGTCATCCCGCCGGGGTGAAGGGCTTCGGTCAAATCGTTGGATGCCAGGTAATCGCCGCCTCCGATGTCCAGAATCCATTCCCCCCCGACTCTCTGCAAGGTGCTTGAGTTATCACCTTCCCATGCGGGGAAGTCATTCACGTCCGCAACGCGAGTCAGGACCGTTGGAACCGGTATCGGGTCGAGAGACGCGCCAACCATTGACCCGGTGGCGGTGATTGTGTCGGGGATGTTCGGATCTCCCTCCGCGGCGGTGCGGGTGATGGGAATAACCGGCTCGCCTCCATCGGTGATGCCATACCCCGCAAGAGTCGTCGGCTTGTCGGTCAGGCTCGCGAAGGTGTGGGTGTGACCGACATCCGATTTCCCATCGAGCGCCGTCTGTGTCGCGGTGCTGATCGGCTTGTTCGCGTCGCTGGTGTTGTCGCAGTTGCCGAGTCCCACCTGGGCCTTCGTCACCGCGTGCGGATTGTCCGTGTCGGCGATGTGGTCGAGCAGGTCGGAAGCCGCGCTGGTGGCGATTCTCAGCACGCGCTGAACGTGCATCGTGATCCAGTCGAGAGCCTTTTCCAGAGTCTTCATCGGCAGGCGCTGGCCTTCCTCGAAAACGAATGGCTGAAGCACGAGAGCCGAACGCCGGATCGTCACCGTGTGAGTGTTGTCCCATGCCTCTTCTGTGGTCAGCGTTCCGCCGTCCTCGTCACCCTCGCCGGTCACGGTGTAATCGGTGGTCAGGGCACGCTCGGTTTCCACGCCGTCCTCGTCGGTGACGATCACTTCAAGATGCTCCTTCTTGTAGAACAAGAAGGGCACCGTGTAGGCGGTCACGGCCGAGTTGTTGCCGGTGTAGCTGACAGACGATGTTTCGGAGGTTACGGCCATGGCGTCGGGGTTTCTATTACGGGTTTCGGGATGATTTGACGAGTTGAATTGTTTTGGCGTGCGCCCCGGATTCAGTCGGTGAAGTTGTCGGTGATTCCGAAAATGTCGCGGGCGAGATGCGAGAGTGAGGATGCGGCGGAAAGCGAATCGTTGAAGAACGCCGCGCCGGAAAGAATCGTCTCGATGTCCTTCATGATCTCATCCGGCTTTTTGTCACCCCAATCGGAAACCCTGGTCGCCGACTTGAATGCCTTCGGCAGCGAGGAAAACAGGTTGCCTTCGTGCTGGTATTCACCGGCCGCGCTGTAAACCCCGGCTTCGAGTGCATCGCCCAAAAACGGAATCCCCTGCAAGGGTCCAGTGAGAGACGAGAGAAGCAGGCGCTTCGGACTCCAATTCCGTTCATCGAAAACCTCGTCGTCATCGTCGCTTCGAACGTCGCGCATCGCGGCCCGGATGATGGACGCGACCATGCCGCCGACAACCCAGGTCACGGCAAGCGCCCTTGCCTTTTCCCCAAGGCTCCGGTCTTTCGCTGTCACCCGCCACAAGCCAAGGGCGATTTTCTGGCGGCTTTCCGAGGCGAATGCCCAAAGCACTCGCATAGCCGGGCGCGTTTCGACGTTCTCATAGAGCGACCGGGTTCCGGCCCGCGTCGGCTGCGCGATCCGATCAACCGACCTTTCCGCCGCCTGCATCGCGTAGGCGTCAGCGTCGGCGCCGGAAAGCCCGAGCGCCTTCGCCTGTTTTATCTGGTAGTCGTGGACGATGGCGAAAGTTCCGGCGGTCATTAGCGCGTCGGTTCCCGCGATCAGTCGTCCGAGTTGTTGAACGTGGTATTTCAGCCGGTTGGGCTTGCTAGCCTTGAGTCCGTCCATCGCCTGCTGAACGACAACCGGCATTTGCTTGAGTCGCCGCTGGATGTAGTCGGAGCGAAACGCCGCGCCCCATTGGAGTTGGCCCGTCAGCAGTTTGCCGAATCGAAGGGCGAACGCCCCCACCGGCATCTCCGCGAGACTCGCGGCAAGCTGCGTCGTCTGGATCGCCAGCACGCCCATGCGTCCGATCAGGATCGATGCCGCCACCCGGCCGGAAACCCGGTTGAGGGTCTGGTTGATCGCCAGGTGAGCGGCGGCGTCGCGGGTCCCGCCCATCTGAAAGAAATCCAGCCATGACCGGAGAACGCCAAGCGCCTCCTTGCCGCCCTTCTCCTCGATGCTGTTGCCGAGTTCCCGGTTGCGGAGGATCGCGCCAGCTTCCTGCATAAATGGCGCGTAGGCCATCCAGTGTTGAATCTGCTTCGTGTGCGCGATGTAGGTTTGCAGCGCGTCGCGAAAGTCCGGCTCAGCAATGGATGCTCCACGGGTCCGAAGGCTGCCAGGCGTCGCGCTTGCTCCGCTCATCGTGCTGCCAGTAACCGGGTCAACCATCTGGCCGGCCGATGCCTGCTGAGGCTTCACCGTAAGCGGCGAATAGTTCTGGTTCTGCGGGAGGTTGATCCCGTTGATGGCCTTGTAGATCGGGTTCAGGACCGCCCATTCCTCGCCATAGGACAGCGCGAGGAAATCGCGAACCGCCTTGGCCTCGTCGGAAAGCTTCGATTCGATCTCATCCACGAACGACTGATCGTAGTGCCAAGGTCCGGTGAACTGCCCGTTCTCATCCTTGTGGCCTTCCATGTGGCGGCGTCCATCCTCTTGCCTCCACATCAGAGTTGCGGTGATCGCTTCGAGCGGTGAAAGCGTGCGGCCTTGAATGGTCAAGGTCTTCTGCGAAAGATTGAAACGGATCTTCTCCCCTTCGAGTTGCGACCCCTTGCCGAGTCTCGTGAAAAGATCCTCAAGCGCATCCATCTTTGCCTGTGTGCCATCCTCCTTGGCGGCCGATGCCTCGCGCTCCATGTCCACCAGCCGGACCGCCTCTTTCGATCCGCGACCGAACAGGTATTCGGAAAGCTGCTCGAACGAAATCAGCGACAGGAACGAATCGCGCCATCCAGCTTTCAGGCCGTTGTCGGCGAGGGTGCGCTTGTCCCGCTCCGCGGCGGTGCCCTGCTTGCCGGTGTCGGCGCGGAGATTCTTCCGCCGAATCTCGCGATCCTCTTTTTCCAGCAGCTTCGCCAGCTTGAACTTGGCGTATCCCGCCTCAAAGACGCTGGCCGCGTTTTCCAGCGCGGCAGCCTTGCGGGAAACGTCGGCCTCGCGCCAGTTGCCGACCATGCCGACAAGGTTCATTTCGAGCGTGTCGTGGGCTTCTTGCTCCGGGGTGAGATTTCCCGACAAGATCCCGGCTTCCAGTCCGGCAATGTGCTTGTCCACTTCCGCCTGTCCCCAGTTCTTCGCCTGCCTCAGAACGTCGAAGAGCGAATGCACATCGGCCCCGGCCTTGCCGACCTTCTTCTTGCCAGCCTGATCCTTCGCCGGTTTCGCCCGCTCAAGGAGCTTTTCGAGTTCATTGGTGAACTCGCGGCCGAGCCATTCGTTCACTACCCGCTCGACGGTCTTCATCCGGCGCTTGAGGTAGTCGAGCCGCTTCTCGTCGGTGTCGAGCTTGGCAAGCTGGGTGTATCCGCCCACCCGGCCCCGAAGGTCGGGAGGGACAGCGGCAAGAACGGCATCGAGGATTGCCAGAGCATTGAGGATTCCGCTCTTCTCATCCGAGAACCGCCCTTCGAACGGCTTGCCGAAGGCGTCGAAGTTGTAGGCGTTGCCGGTGGCGTTGATCAGGGCGTTGAGCTTGTGAAGCCGGTCGATGATGTTGCCGAAAATCCTCATCTTCGCCCGAGGGTTTTTCATCCGCTTGCGGGCGTTGGCAATGAGGGCGTCGGCCATCTTGGCCGGTCCGAGGGAAAACGGATCACCTTCGCTTAGTGTGTCCCTCCGTTCGTTGAACAGCGGGGTTTCTCCCTCCCCGAACATATCGGCGGAGAGATCGCCAGCCGATCCGGTCAATCGTGCATCCTGCCGCTTTTGGATTTCCGCCTTGGTTTTGGCGGCGGCCTCCTCGCGGTCAATGTCCTCGTCGGTCTGAGTCTCTAGCGAGAAGCCCCCTGCCGAGCCTTGTCCTCCATCGCCTTGCGCCTCATTTCCTCCTTGCGGGCTTCCTGCCGAATCAGCATCTCCCGCATTGCCGCTTTCCGTTTCGACATCGACTGATTCGGCGAGTTCATCGGCCGACTGGTAGCCCTTGGCCATGGTTTCGTCAACCCTGCGCTTTGCCGCCTCTTCAATCTCGGCCATCTCCGCCGCGTCAAACATTTCGGAATTATCGATTTCCACCCAAAGCCCTTCGGCCGCTGGGATTGTCTGAGTCCCGAATTTGTCGCCATCCTTGATCGTGACAAACTCACCGTCGTTTTTGATCACGGTGAAAAGCTCGCCTCCAATGATAATGGTAAATCCTGGTTCATGGTCCCCGGCGGTAAACTCCATGACGCCCTTGCGCTTCGGGCGGTTTGCCTTTTCGAACTCCTTGCCCTGTTTGATTACCAGCCGTTCGGCAGCAGCCTGATTCTTCATCTCCGCGCCAAGCTGCCTGTTTTGGTTGGTCGTGGATTCCGCCGCTTTGCGGAGTTCTCTCCACATGCGGTTTACGTCACCGTCTGGCATGAGTCCATCACTGGCGATGCCATCGGCAATCTGGTCGGGTGTCAGTTGACCGGCTTTGGAATAGATCGCGTTGAAAGTCGGGTTTTTGAAGATTGGAGCGTCATCATACAGCGATCCGTTTTCTTTCCACCACTCCTCACCGCGCTCCTTGCGGGCGCGGGATGCAGACATCATTCCGCCTTGCTCGAGAACGGAAGCGACAAACGGATTTGCCCTGAACAACTCGGCGTGTCGCGAATGGGTGGTGGTAAACTTCCGGCGTCTGGCTTCTTTCTTCTGCGCGGGCTCCTGTTGAACTGGCGCGGGTTCCTCGACAATCGCCGCGATCTCCTCGACAACCGCCGCCTCGTGCTGGTCCTGCGTTTCGAGCCCGAAGAGTTTTGCGGTGAAATCATCCAATTCGGATTCCTTGATGCGTCCCTCCCTGATTCCCTGCTTGATCGCGTAGGCGCGTGACATCGCAAGCCCGAAGAAGTCGCGAACCGCATCCACGAACGCCTTGAACTTCTTCACCGCCTTCGGGTTCCCGAGCTTCGCCATCGCCGAGAGGTTCTTTGAAATCACGCCAGCCGGTGCCCTTCCGTTCTTCCGGGTCCGAAGGATTTCCGCCTCCATCAGTTCGGAAACCGCCTCGTCAATCGCGGTGTCCTTTTCCTGCTCGG